ATTCCGGCCATCTTTGCGCGTGTGCGCTTCACACAGACTCTCTGGTCCCTGCGCATGTCTGATAAAAATAAGGCAAGACTGCAGCAAGCGCTTCGCGACGTGTCACTTTACGGCCTTGCCCTTCAAGGGCTGATCGTGAGTGAACCCGTTCGTTATGTGCTCGGCTGGTTGTCCGCCTAATCCTCAGCCGCTGCCTTTGGGGCGCGGCACAAGGAGATGACATGAGCAAAAAGGAAAAGCGGCCACGTAAACCACGTAGCCCTAAATCCTTAAGGCACCCTCGGAAACGTAAATCAAGCGGTTATCAAACCACTAAGACTATGTCTTCTCCGGGCGTGTATCAGTTGATTAGAAACGGTTGGCTGTTGGCTAATAACCAAAGCACCAAGATCTATTCATCTTTTCAACAGTCAAATCTGGTGTTGGGGAATAAGGTTACTCCCACAAATCATTCCTACGTTGCAAACGAAATCCGGTATCCAACCGGCTATTGGAAGCGACAATGGACATATGGTTTTACCGACGAATACGTCGGCGATCTCGGAACTTGGGGTTCAATCCCCACTTTCGCGAACGCTGGCAAATCCTACGACGCGCTTTTAGTGCGTCAGAGGGCTCGTCAGGCAACACTTAACTACTACGAGGAGCTTAAGAAGTCAGATAATAACCTTTCGATCGCAATTGCAGAATGGCAGCAGACTCGGAAAATGGTCTCTTACGAGAACCTGACCGATATCATTCGCCGATTCTTTCTTGTGGTTTCTAGGTTCAAATCTGCTCTGCCTGAAATAGTATCAGATTGGACGAAGATGCGTGGGCACCCTTCCCGAAAGGAAAGGAAACGTGCCCGCTCCCGTCTTAGTCCGCGTCTTCGCAGAAGCGAGACGCTTGACTCGGTCGTTTCCAACACCTGGCTTGAAATGAAATACGGCTGGCTGCCGGTGCTGCAGGAAATGCATGCTCTAGTCAACTTCTCCCGAACGTTCGCGTTCAGGGTCGTTGTAAAAGGGCGTTCGCGTTCTCTTGTGCACCAACGCAACAGCTTTGTTTACCAAGGTAGCCCTCCCGGGCTTACTTCGGAATACATCACGGCCATGGCAGAGGTTAAGACACTGGTACAGGTCGACAACCCGTACTTGTTTGATATCACACGAATCACGTCGTTGAATCCAGTTGGCTGGGCTTACGAGTTACTCACTCTTAGCTTTGTCATAGACTGGTTCATTGATATTGGCTCGTATATACAGGCACTCGAACAATCGATCGGTGCCGGTCTGAAGTTCGTCCACGGCTACGAATCAACCCTTTACGGGGTGGTCGATGCTGGCGAACTCAGGGGGTCCCACAAGGACTCTAGCGGTAATGTCAATTCCGCTTACTCTTGCCCTTATCGGGAGACGTACATAAATCAGTCGCGCGTTGTTTTGAACACGTTTCCGACTCCGTACGCCCCTTCCTTTGAGGTCAAGATGGGATGGCAGCGCTGCGTTTCCGCAGCAGCCCTCCTTCATCAGAGAGCAGGTCAGATAAGCAATCTTGTGTCCTGGGTCCACTCACGTACAACTGTGATGATGGGCTCTAGGGCTCGGAAAGCTTTACCTTAACCAACTAAATGAGGAGCCTAAAATGGCAGCTCGTACTACTATCATTCTGGCCGATGGCCAGGGAACCCCGGTGAACCATAGCTTCACCCCCACCCAGGATGCTAAAGGTGGTGTGTCCGTCTTTCAAGACAAATCAGGTGGTATCCCTTCCGGGTACCCCTTGCTTCTGATCAAGTTCGACGAACCGCCTGCCTATGTGCCCGGTCAACGCATGAGCGGAAATCGGATTTACAAGTCCGACACACGCATCATCGTCCCAACCCTCGAAACGGTTTCGAACAACAGCGCCGGCTATACGCCGGCACCTGTGCCGGCTTACGCCTGCATGTATCGAATCCAATCCTTCATCCCTGAGCGTGCAAACACTCAGGAGCGCAAGGACTCGCGCGCATTCGCCATGAACTGGCTTGCGCACGCCGTCGCTACAGCGCTGTACGAAGAAAACGAAGGGATGTACTAATGGACGGCCATTCTTTTAGAGATGGCCGCCTAGGTACAACTGCGATCAAGCCCTCGGGCCTGATCCAGGAGGCACTTTCCTGCATCTCTGGTTCACGTGCGCTCGGATTGGCACTGCGCCTGCAATATGGCGCTATAGACGACCTGAAAGACCGTCTGAAGTTCAATCCTCTTCACCATTTGGACCAAGCTACTGCCCGTTTTGATCTTCTGAGCATCGAGCTCATTAGAAAATGGGTTGATTTGCCTGGTTCTTCACCGAGTGATCGCTGCAACACTGCCCTTGCGGGCGATATTGTTAGCGAACATAGGTGTCTTCTCACCAACCTGCATCTGCGGGCTGCCAGAGTCTCTGGTACCTACGCAGAACTGCTCTTTATTTCTAGAGTGCAGTCGAAAATTGCTAGTTGGATCGGGAATTCGCCTCTCGGGTGGGAAGATTACGTGTCCTGGGGTCCCGGCGCGACTGCGACTCTTTCAAGTCGTAATGCCGTGCTGGATAACAAGCTGCTTGAAAGGCAGCTAAGCGTAACAAGTTCTGCACTCGTGTACGCGCAGCAGTTGATCTCGGAAGACCTTCACTGGCTTCGGGCTCGACTGGGCGAGCATGTGGATGGACCTGCTTCTTTGCTTCCAACGGAGTTTCTTGTCACCGATGCGAATCGGCTCGAGTTAGCCCCTAAGGATGCGTTCAAAGACAGGATTATCTGCTGCGAACCTACCCTCAACATTTTCTTGCAAAAGGGTGTTGGGTCGCTGTTGCGTTCCTACCTCAGAAAGGCCGGGTGCAACCTGAACGATCAGACTCGCAACCAACGACTCGCAAAGCTAGCTTACAAAGCTGGCCTAGCTACTGTCGATTTGAGCGCGGCGTCTGACTCGTTGTCGCGTGAACTCGTTCATCTCCTTCTTCCTCCCGCATGGGTGGAGTTGCTCGATGATCTTCGTTCGCCCTGCACGTCGTTGCCAGATGCAAGCATCAAAAAGGAACGGCGTGTGAGACGTAATGAAAAGTTCTCGAGTATGGGAAACGGGTTCACATTTGAGTTAGAGAGTCTAATCTTCTACGCTATCGCTAGCGTTGTAAGCGACTCTCCTCTCGTGGCAGTATACGGGGACGATATTATCGTCCCCCAAAGTGACGCCGCTAGCCTCATAAACTGGCTGCGCTACTTTGGCTTTGAGACAAACGTTCAAAAGACTTATGTTTCAGGCAACTACTATGAGAGCTGTGGAAAACACTACTTCCAAGGCCGCGATGTTACTCCAGTCTATCAGAAGTCCTCTTTATTAGAGGAGTCGGAGATAGTACGGTTCCATAACCGGTTATACCGATATTGGGGTTTCGCTGGCCAGTACATATTCCGTCCTGTCCTCGCGCGTTTACGCGCTATGACTAAGGTTCGGATGCATGTATCGGAGGAAGGTGACCATGGATGCCTCACCAATGATGTCAAGTTAGTACGATGGAAGACGAA